CGCCTCACGCCGTGTTGCGGGGCGGAGAGGAGACCCGGTTGAAATCGTGTCATTTGGTAGGAGGAAGCGGCTTTTGTGGGTACGGAACGGGGCGGTTTTAGCTGAAAGTGTAGGGGGCGTGTCGCTTCACTGGTGAAGTCTTAGCGTCTGCTTCACTCCCAGGGTGCAACGGCCCTCGGTTGAGCCTGCGGTGTAGCGGACGGGAGGCTTCATCGCGTCGGATGGTGCGCCGGTCGGGAATCCGCAACCGCCGGCCCGACAGACCAGCCCGCACCGGCGACAGTCGAACGAGTCCTCTTTGTAGCAACGGCCGATCCAGTACTCGCGAGTGGTCATCGTCCCTCGCCGGCGAGGTTCGTGAGGAAGCGGGCGTCGGCCTGGCGCAGGATCGTGGCCGCTCGCTTGCTCATTCGACGGCTGCGGTCGACCATCTCCGACATCCGTACCGACAATCGGGCGACGTGGACGGGCCGGCCAGGCTTGCGGATGCGGGAGAGCTTGCGACGGAGCCAGGCGGGCTTCACCGAGAAGAGGTTGAGGTTAAGGTTGAGGTTGAGATCGGACGAGCGGAGGCGATGCGGGCGCGGGCGATGCGCACGTACTCGGGGTTGAGGTCGATGCCGAGGTAGCGGAATCCTTGCTGCCGGCAGGCTACGCCGGTGCTACCGCTGCCGGCGAAGGGGTCGAGGACTAGACCGCCGGGCGGGGTGACCAGGCGGACCAGCCAGCGCATTAGCGCCACCGGCTTCACAGTCGGGTGATTGTTCTGCACCAACTTGACTTTCCCCGTTCCGTTCACCAGCTTCCCCGAACCGTTAAGCCTGTGAGGAGAATTGCCCGTTAGGTTCCTGCCATCGCGCTCGGAGCGGCTGGCTTTGGCGCAGTAGAAGAAGCGGGAGGCGAAGCCGCCGCGGTCGTAGACGTGAGGGACTTCAGCGCCAATTCCCCAGACCGACGTCCTGCCACCCTTGGACCCGAACCTGGCCGGCTGAAGGTTGCCAGCTCTGACTGACTTCCCGCTCTGGGAGTCGAGGAGGGCGACCGGGCAGGAGGGAAGATGGGCCTCGGTCGGATTGGACGGATCGGACGTATCAGATTTTCGGGAGGGCGGGCAGGAGCAACCGAGGATTAGGTTGGCGGGGAAACGGCCGGAGGAATGGCGTTCGGTACGGTACTCGTGGCGAGTGCGCGCGGAGCAGAAGGCGGGTTTGCAGTGGACGTTGGACGAGCCCCAGTTGCCGCTGCCGTCCGCGCCAACGATCCGACAGGCCTCGATGTTCAGGGCTCCGGTGCCCCAGCGCTGGACGTTGTGGGCTACTGTGCCGTCCAGGGGCTTGCGGGCCAGGCAGATGGCTTCCCAGGCGGGTTTGAGGGCGGTGCCCCAGCCGGACCAGGGAGAGGAATCGGACGGATCAGTCGGAGCAGACATATCGGACTTGCGGAGGGCCTTGGAGACGTCGAGGCTTTTGGGGAAGCCTTGGCCGTAGAGCCAGCAGAGGGTGTCGCGGATTTCGAAGCCGGCGTCTTCGGTGGCACAGTAGAGGCGATGATGGGTCCTCGTGCCGCCGAAGGCGAGCACGTGCCCGCCCGGTTTGAGGACGCGGAGGACTTCGACGGCCCAGGAGTGGTGCCAGGCCTGCGATTGCGAAAATGGGGACAGTCCCCCGAGCGGTACAGTCCCCGTTTTCGGGTTGTCCCAGGCTTTGCCCATGAAGGAGATGTGGTAGGGCGGGTCGGTGACGCAGGAGTCTATCGAGTCGGAGGGGAGGGTGCGGAGGTGGGTCAGGGCGTCGCCGCAGAGGACGGCTGACGGCTGACGGCTCACGGCTTACAGCTCACGGCTTACGGCCTCCGGAGGCTTGAAAGCTGAAGGGTTCAAAGGTTGAAAGGAGCGGACGCGGTCGGCCGCGGAACGGAGCCTGGCCACGGTGTCTGCGCGGCGGGCGGCGGGATGCGGGGCGCGAATCAGTTCGACGTTGCAGTGCCGGTCGACGGCGGCGAAGGCCATCCGGCCGAAGGTGATGACCAGGCCGGGGTCTTCGGCGCCGATCACCGTGCGGATGTGCTCGTGGTCCGGTTTGAAGATGGTCTTGGCGTCGCCGGCGATCTCCGGCGAGGCTTCTTCCCAGATGATGCGGTCGCAGAGGTCCTGACCGAAGGCCGCCAGGAGCCGGCGGCCGGTCAGGCAACCGCCGAACAGCGTCGTGCGGACCACACGCCGGCGGGCAGCGGTGCCGCCCCGGGCGATGATTGCCCTCACACGGTCAGGGTCTTTGACCCAGAGGTGCTGGAGGAAGGCGACGATGGTCACAGGTCACTTCCGAGCATCAGCAGCGGCAGGAGGGCCAGGGCGGCGCGGCTGCTTAGTTGGCCGCGGCGCTGCTTTTCGGCCAGGGGGAGTTGAAGGGTCCGAGGGAGGGCGAGATTCCTCGGTCGAACCTCGGAATGACAGAGAGGTCATGCCGTCCTCTTCCACATGTACACCACAAAGTACGGCATCACGTTTGAGGCTGCCTGGTGCTGGTGGGTCGCCATCGGCGTCCCGCTGAACGAATGCCCTTTGGTGGAGACGTAGGTCACTGGCGCGCCCGCCCCGGCCGCGGTTACCGCCGTCCCGTGGTCGGGAACCGACCCGGTCGGCGTCCCCGCGCTGATGGCCGCGTGCTGATGGGTCTTCGCCCCGCCGGTCTCCTCGACCGTATCGAAATCCGTGTCCCCCGAATCCAACCCGACGAGAACCTTGCCTGCGCCGATTGCCGCCCAGGTGCCGTACCCCAGCAGCGTCGCCGGGCTCGTAGCGACTACCCCGACGAACACGCTCCCCACCGGCCAGGCCTGGCCGGGATCGCCGGTATCGCCCTTGGCGCACAGCACTCCCCAGTACGCGGTCCCCGCCGGCGTCGGCGTCTGATTAGTGTGTGCTATGAGGCAGAGGTAGCTCGCCCCGACGAAACTCGCTCCGTCCCCGATGACATACGGGTGCCCATTATCCCATGCCCCGTGCCAGTAGATCGGCCCAGTCGGCCCAGTCGGGCCAGTCGGCCCGGTCGGTCCGGTCGGCCCCGGGTCGCCTTCGGCGGCGAGGAGGTCCCAGTACGCGGCGCCGGTCGGGCCCGGGGTCTCGCCGGTGTGGGCCTGGATGCAGATGTAGCTGGAACCCTCGTAGCTGACGCCGTCACCGAGGACGTAGGGATGGGAATTAGACCACGCGCCGTGCCAGTAGATGGGACCGGTCGCTCCGTCGAGAGGCACCGGCCAGACGTATTCTTTGCGGAAGTACCCGTAGTGAGGGTCGGCGGGGTCGAGGATGACGGCGAAGAACTGGTCGAGAGCGAGGGAGCCGAGGGTCACGACGGCTGACGGCTTACGGCTCACGGCTTACGGCTTTCGGAATCGGACGGATTGGACCGATAGGACGGATTGGACATATCAGTGGAGGCGGCCGGAGCCGGATTTGGAGGCCGAACGAGTTTCGGCGCCGGCGGAGACCTGGTCGACCGAGATGCCGACGCCGGAGAGGTCCACCTCGGCGTTGGCCGCGAAGTGCTCGATGATGACTTTGGCCAGGATGCGGATTTTGTCCTGGGCGGCGCCGGCGGGGATGCCGAGCTGCTGGATGAGGTCGTTGGCGAGAGCGGAGGGGTCAAGCATGGTTACAAGGTTCCAAGGTTACAGGGTTACAAGGGTTCAAGGCTAGCCTCCAAGGTCGACTTTGAGGGATTTGGCCGGGTCCACGACGATGGTAAACGGCGTCAGAAGCGGCGTCGGCGCGCCGAGGTTCCCGGCGTGCATGTGCGCGAGGAACTGGGTCTCGATGCTTTTGAGCACAGTCTTCAAGCCTTCGTAGGTCACCGCGCCCTGGCCGGTGCCGTTGAGGGTGATCTGCGGCGTGCCGGAGATTTCGCAGAGGCCGGAGGCGGAGATGGTGATTTTGGCTTGGGAGGAGAGGGAGGCATCTCCCTGGGCGGAGACGGAATAGGCCTTATTCGCCGAATAGGCCGCATCGGATTTATAGAGGACCTCGACCGAGCCGTCGGCTTTGACCAGAATCTCCGTTCCAGACTTGTGGACGAAGTGGACTTGGTCGGCGTCCACGGACGGAGGAGCGTCTTTGCCGAAGAGGCGGCGGACCACGATGCCGGGGCCGCTGGGGTTCCAGTCGAGGAACTCGATGAGGACTTCGTCGCCGGCGGCCGGGGCGATGACCAGGCCCATCTTGTCGCCGACGTAGTCGCTGCCGAGACGAAGCCAGTTGGTGAGCTGGCCGCTGGTCTTGAGGCGGCACTGGACCTGGTAGGCTTTGAGGTCGACCGCCTCGATGGTGCCGATGGCGGTGGGGACCAGGCCGGAGAGGGCTTTGCGGATTTCGGAGCGAATGGCGGAAATCATGGGAGAGGAGTCTGACGGGTCTGACCTGTAGGACACGTCGGACGTGAAAATGGGTACAGTCCCCAGAGCGGTACAGTCCCCATTTTCACAGAACCGCCTCGGTGGTCACGATGTTTTCGGTGAGAACCTTGGAGGCGAAGGTGATGGTCGTGGCGAAGCGGGCGACGGAGTGGTCGTGGTGGAGGCCGATGACGTAGTATTTGCCGCCGGTGAGGTCCGCGATCTTGCTGCCCGTGATCTGGATGCAGTCGTTGATTTCGAGGTCGCTGTCACCGGGGACGACCAGGTTGCCTTGGATCAGGCCAGCCGAGTACTCGCGGAGCAAGGCCTCTGCCCTGGCGATGCACTTTTCTTTGGTGTCCAGGCTGTAGTCTTTGACGACTACGAGCTGGTAGTTGGCGCTGTTGCGCTGGCTGCTCTCGGCGGTGTACTGGATTTCGCCTGGGCGACGGCCTTGCTGGGTGTCGCGGCCGGGGCTGCCGGGAAGGAGAGGGTTGGAGGACTTGGAGGTCGCCTCGGGGATGAGAGGATTGGTCTTCTTTTCGACGCGATGACCCTTTCCAGTCTTCGGGTCGTAGCCGATGACGAGGACTTTGAGGCCGCGGGATAACAGCTTGTCTTGGTCGAAGGAGAGGGAGCAGGAGGGGCGAGATTCCTCGCTCGGCGCTCGGAATGACAGGGAACGGACGTCGAAGACGCGCTTGGGGTCGTTCGAGAGGACGCGCTTGCGGAAGTGGATGGTTTTGTCGGGGCCGACCCAGGCGTCGAAGCCGTTGCGCTGGGCTAGTTCGACAATCACGTACCAGAGGGATGCGCCGACCGGAGGGAGGGATTCTTCGGAGTGGACTTTGGTGGTGTCGGTCAGATCGGTCGGATAGGACTGATCGGTCGCAATCAGTTGCACGATCTTGGAATCAGACTTGCCTTTGAACTTGGCGGTCAACTCGGCCGTTACCAGGGAGTCGCAGAGCCGGCCGGTGTGGTCGCGGCCGCGGACGGAGACCGAGGACCGGGGACCGAGGACCGAGAAGTTGACCGAGTCGACCTGGCCGGCGAAGGTCAACGCACCCGCAATCTTGATGCCGAGCTTCTCCCCTGCCGTGCCGTAGAAGAGGTCGGTGTAGCGCTCTTCGCTGTTCTCGATTTCGAACTGGAATTCGTCGGCGGCGAAGCCGATGTTTTTGTCGATGGTGAGGAGGACGTGGGAGGTGATTTCGAGGTCGTCGAGGAAAATCGAAACCGGGGTCACGAAGGGCCTCCGGACTGAGCCACGAAAGCACGAAAGCACGAAACGGAGGGAGGCTCAAAGGTTGAAGGGTGAAGGATGAAGGCGTGCGCGCGCCGAGCGCGCACGCAGGATGAAAATGGGTACAGTCCCCAGAGCGGTACAGTCCCCATTTTCATGCAGGAATGACCAGGATGTCGCCGGGGGCGAGGAGGGTGGGGTCCCAGAGTTTGTTGGCTACCGCTATGTCTTGCCAGCGGTTGATGCTGCCGTAGAAGTGGATGCTGATGCTTTGGAGGGTGTCCTGGCCGCAGACGAGGTAGGTCTGGTCTTTGGTGGGGAGCGCGCCGGCGCGGGAGGACATCAGGGCGGCTTCGGTGTGGAGGAGCTGGAGGTACTGATAGATGGCAGCGGCGGCGTCTTGGAGGGATGAGGTAGAGGTAGAGGTAGAGGTAGAGCCAGGATTCAGAATTGCGAGGGCGGAGGTTTGGGCGCCGAAGGCGTAGAGTTGGACGAGGGACAGGTCGGCACGCAACCGCGCAATCAGGCCCGCTGGTAGCTCGGCGAGGTTTTGGATATCCTTCACGACGCGGTGGACGCGGGAGATGAATTGTTCGATGTCGGAGAGTTTGTTGTAGAGGCGAGCGATGGCGCCCTGGAGGTTGAAGGCTTTGGCCCGAGCGATGGCTTGCTGGAGCCAGAAGTCCATCCGGTCCGGACCGGTGAGTTCCGGGGCCCGGACGTAGACGAAGTCGCTGGGCGGGGCGTATTGGAGGCACTGGACCGTGTAGCGGCAGTGGCCGCTGCGGAGGCGGGTGTAGTGGGGCGCGGCAATCAGGACCGGCCAACTCAGGCTGCCGATTGACAGGAGCCAGGGGCCGTTGCCGTCGCGGCGGACCGCGTCGAGCTCGCCGATGGCTTGCTCGAGGCCGCCGGCGCTGGCTTTGATGATGCCGGTGATGGTGAAGCTGAAGGGGCCGGGGCCGAAGTCCTGGAGGACGTCGGGGAAGTCGGGGATCTCGAGGTGAGCGAGTTTGTGCGCGCCTTCGAGGTCGATGCCGTCGGGGAGCGGGACGAACTGGTAGGAGCCGAGCTTGCAGAGCATCAGGAGGAAGCTGAAAGGCTGAAGGGTTTAAGGGCTGAAGGGAGGGCGAGATTCCTCGTCGTCGGACTCCTCGGAATGACAGGGTGCATCAGAGGAGGACCGGGAGAGCGTTGGCGTCGCTGAAGATGCTGTTGCTGCTGGTGCCGTCCTGAGCGTCGGTGACGATGGTCAGCGTGCCGGAATCGGCGATGCCGGTGTAGGCGTTGTGGCCGTGGTAGAGACGGAGATTGGCTTTTGTCCCGGAGCCGAGGATGGAGTTTGTGCCGGCGGTGAAGAGCGTGGAGTGGAAGGCGCGAAGCGTGCAGACGTAGGTGGTGCCGGTGAGCAGGATACAGGCGTTGGTGGCCCCGGCCTTCACCCCGAGGCGGCAGTGCTTGACCACGGCGGAGGCGGCAACGGCCGTCGAGAGAAGATTGAGGAGAACCTTGCCGGATTCGAGGTCGCCGTAGAGGACGCAGTCGTCCAGGATGACCGACGCGCCGCCCACAGTACTGTCGGCGGTGATGGCGTCGACCGTGCCGGCGTACTGGAAGGTGCAGTGACGGACGTGGGTGACGGTGCCGCCCTGGAGCGCGAGCAATGGGTAGGCCGCGGTCGGCTCCCAGTTGTAGAAGTGGATGTTCTCGATGAGCCGGATGTCGGTGTAGGTGTCGGAGCTGTAGAGGCGACCGGTGAGTTTGACGTAGCCCAGACCGACGAAGTCGACGACCTTGTCGGTGACGTCCACGTCTTCCTGATACGTTCCCGGCATGATGAGGATGAGGCAGGGACCGGTCGTGACGCTGGTGACGGCGGCCTGGATGGTGGTGTAGTGGCCGCCGGTCTTGGCTACGATGCGGACGTATTCCCAGAGGACCGCGGCGCGGCTGATGGCGTCCACCGCGCCTTTGACCGAGCTGTAGCCGGAACGGGCGGAGGTGATTTCGTCTTCGAGCGCACTCAGCGCTTTCGGCGTGCCGTCGAGTTCGAAGGCCGCTCCGAGGCGCTCGTCGAGGCTCGCCGCGCTGCCGCGCGCGGTGATGATTTCCGCGATCGCGTCTTCGATGTTGATGGCGAGCTGCTTGGAGGGGACCGGAGTAACCGAGATCGGCGTGGTGCAGTGGCGGCCGGCCCTATCTACGCAGCGAAGGGCGATTTTGACCGAGACCGGGGCCGTGGGCGTTGAGTACTTGACCGGCAGGATTGCGAAGTCGTGCACGACGTAGGCGTGGCGCTGGCTGAGATCGACGAAGTTGGGGGTGTCGCCGTTGTCGGTCCAGACGATTTCGATGCCGGCGATTTCGCCCTGGTAGGCGATGACCCGAGACCAGGTGATCTTGATGCCGGCATCGAGGGCCTCGGTGGAAACCGCCTCGAGGGAGCTGGCGCAGTTTTCGGGAATCACTTTGGTGCCGCCGGCAACGGCGTCAACCGGGGTGCAGTACGCGCTCGCCGAGGACTGGAACCAGTCGCCGAGGGAGCAAACGCGGACGCGGTATTTGATGGCAGGAGTCAAGCCGTGCCAGATGAATTCCTGTTTGGTCGGGGATTCGGAGTAGAGCATCTCGACCTGGGAATGGGAGATGGGTTCAAGGGTGTCGGGGTCCAACGGTTCGAGGAGGAAACGGTAGCCGGGGGCGGCAGGGCCGAGGACGAAGGCGCCGCTGACGGGAGCAGCATCAGAGGCAAAGGTTAAGGTAGAGGTAGAGTTGGAAAGGACGAGGAAGGAGTTGTCGGCCGAGTCGGTGAGGTACTGGCCGGCCCATTCGTTGGTGGTCCAGGTGAATTCGCTTGAGGATTTGGTGAAGGTGTTGCCGCTGGCGGTGCCGGTGCCGGAGTCGCCGAACTCAGCGAGGATGTAGGCCTGGCGGAGGCTGACGTTGCCGGCGATTTCGTCGGCGGCGGAGCGGAAGGCATCTTCGAAGGCGGACTCGATACGGAGGCGGGTCGGAATCGGCGGGGCGGCCTGGCGGGTGAGGATTTCCCGGTCTTCGATGTGGGTGTTCATGAGGTAGGGGTCGAGGGTGAGGTAGACGCGGTAGTCGTGGGTCTTGACCAGGATGGAGTCGTCGACCTGGAAGCGATAGAGCTTCATGCGGGCGGCGGTCTGGACGAATTGGGATTCTTTCACGGCGACGAGCTGGTAGGAGTCTTGCTGCCAGACCTGGTGCTCGATGCCGGTGAGGTAGTGTTTGCGGAGGCCGTCGGCGTCGCTCGAGTCGGCGAGCTTCCATTCGAGGTAGATGATGTTGGCCTCGTCGTGGACGTCGTCGAAGGTGACGGGTTCGGCGTCCGGACGGTAGACGCGCTCGGCCGCGATGTACGCCAGGCAGCCGGCGATGGTGACCGTGGTGAGGACGTCGGAGTCGAAGGTGACCGCGGCGGTGCCGAGGACGTCTTTGACGATGCCCGTGCCGTCGCCGGTGAGGGCGATGAGACGGTCGCGGATGGCGGACTCCGCGGAGTCGCGGGCGAAGTTCAAATCACGGACCTGGGGCTTAACACCGGAGAAGGGGTTAAAGCGATTCATGAGGCCTCCTGAACGGAAAGAGTGAAGAGTGAAGAGTGAAAGACGGAAGGAACACAGACGAACACGGACAGGAGACACGGTCGAACACAGACAGGGCGAGATTCCTCGGACGAACCTCGGAATGACAGATCACAGGACTGCCTCGTAGTAGTCGGCCGAGGGGTAGCGGACGTAGGCGCGGGTGTGGGCGGGTTTGACTGTTCGGATGATGGCGCGGAGTTCGGATTCCGAATAGGGCGCGGAACCGGTGAGGACCAGATAGAAGGTGAAGTATTCTTCTTCGGAGTCGTAGATGCGGCAGCCGCGGACAACCCGAGGGTCGCCCCGAAGGACGGAGGATGGAAGACTGAGGACTGAGGATTCGGAAGAATCGGAAAAGTCGAAGAGGTGGGATTCCTGGTTGTCCGGGACCGAGCAGGCGTCTTCGGCGCTCAGGAGGACCCAGCTCTGAGGGTCGCCCGCGAGTTCCTCGAGGAGGTCCACCTGCAGGCCGGTGCGCTCTAGTTCGCGGATTAGGCCGCTCGGGGTGCCGAAGGATTGGACGTCGGTTGGGAAGAGGATGAGACGGGACTCGAACTCGAACCAGGTCTCGGACTCGCGGCGATACAATCCCCGGCTTGCGCCGAGGAGATAGAGGTCGTCCATGCGGTCTTCGGACGGATTGGACTGATCGGACGGATCGACGTAGTAGTCCGGGAAAGCCGAGGGGTAGGCGCGGTTGGCCAGGCCGCGAGCGGCGAGGAAGACGCCGGCATCGAGAGCCAGGTCGGCGTCGTCGCCGAGGGCACGGCAGATACTCCAGATGAGGGAGGCCTTGTTGGTGTTGGGATCGACCTTTGGTGTGCGCTTCAGGAAGGGGGGCAGGAAAGACCACAACCTATCTGCAGTGATCAGGAGATGCCTCCGGACAATTCAAAATGCAAAGTGCAAAATGCAAAGTGCAAAATGACGAAGGACGATGGACGAAGGACAATCCGCGACGTCATTCTGCCTGCCCGTAGTAGCCGCGGGTGGCGTCGAAGAGCTGGATGTCCAAACGGCCGAGGAGAAGGGTTTCCGTCGCGTCGGCCGTGACGTTGGCGCTCGGGGAAGCGATGCGGAGGTCGTCCAGGCCGGCGACGGCGCTGCAGGCGGCGAGGAGATGGAAGAGGACCAGGTCGTCGCCCGGGGCGAGAGCAGCGAAGAAGGCACGGACGGCGGCGGCGACTGAGGTAGAGGTAGAGGCAAAGGTATAGCCCGAAGCCGGACGGAGGAGGATGCTGACGTCGACGATGGCGCCGGAGGGCTGCTCGACGTAGAGGCGAGTGCAGAGAGGCCGGCGGAGAGGATCGTCGAGCCAGGACTGGACCGTCGCGACCAGGGTGGCGGAGCCGGGGACGAGCTTGCCGGTGGAATCCTTCGACCAGACATACAGGACCACCGAGCCGGGGCCCCGGCCGCCTTCTTTTAGCCTGGCTTCCGCGACGCCGCGGACGCGCAGAGCCTGGCTCACGAAGTAGTCTTCAATGGCGCCGGCCGCGGATTCGTAGGGCCTGAGCATTGCCCGTTGGCGATACGATTCCTCGTCCTCCTCGGGCTGTCCTCCGGTCGCGGCCTCCAGGTTGACTGTGGCCGAGATGCCGGCGACGCTCTGGGGGAGGAAGGCGATGCGGCCGGCAGGGACGTTGCCGGCGAGACCGGTTTCGCGGCAGGTGATCGCGCCGCTGACGGTAGTCGCGCCGGTCGGGATCACGTAGGCCGCGTCGGTGACGAATTCCACCATCGGGTCGACGGCGGGGTCGGTAGTGACCAAAGTGCCGGCGGGAATGGTGGAGCCGGCGCTACCAGTGAACTGTTGGCTCGAGCAGACGGCCGCCTGTATTTCTTTGTCGTCGACGCCGAGTTCGAGGCCGCGCCAGCGGAGGGCGTCGCCGCGGGCGGTGGTGAGGAAGAGGTCGGCGTACATGCCGTCGAGCCGGAACCAGACTTCCTGGAACAGCACCGCCGCGGACTCCAGCAGCGAGCGGATGTCCGCGCCGATGTTCCAGTCGGTGATCTTGGAGTAGAGGCTGAGGAACTTGGATTCGAGACGGGAATATAACTCAGAGGCAGTCTTCATGGGGACCTCCGGGCAATTCAAAATGCAAAGTGCAAAATGCAAAGTGCAAAATCATGGGAGAGAAAGAGGGAAGGGGAAGATCAGGTTTTCGAGGATGTCGCCGGTGATGGTCTTGACGCTGGCGGTGAGAGTGAGAACGCTGGAGGAAGCGACGGAAGTGACCGAAAGGACTTCAGCGACACGAGGCTCATCGAGGAGGACGTGCTTGAGTTTGTTGCAGAGTTCCTGGTTGGCGTCGGGGCTCATCGGGACGCCGATTTCGTCGGGGAGGCCCGCGCCGTATTCGGGGTGCATGAGGAGGTCGCCCTTGGAGGACATGACGCGGTGGGCCAGCGCCTGGCGGAGGGAATCCTGGTCGGAGAGGAGCTTCACGCGACCGTTCTCGACGGCAAGGTCACCATCCGAATCAAACGCGACCGTGGTTCCCAAAAAGTATCTCACGTGCTCTCCGGGAAATCCCTGGGGACAGTCCCAGTTCGCGCTCGGAGCGTGAACCGGAGTGGGGACAGTCCCCGGATTTCCCTCACGCGTATCTCCGCGCTTGAGCTTTCAATTCTCCGGGGAGGATGCGGATGATGGCTTTGGCCAGGGCGCGGACGTCGTAGTCGAGATGGCCGGAGCCCTGGACGGAAATAGACTCGATGCGGATGGAGACGTGCGGAGCGGAACCGGAGGCGGATGAAAATGGGGACAGTCCCCCGGAGCGCTCGGCGCGCGGTACAGTCCCCATTTTCCGGACCAGACTGCGCGGGAGGACGTACTCGCCTTCGTGGACCAGGGCGAGGCCGGTGCTGCCGACTGGACCGCCGGAGGCGAACTGGTTGGGGACGGCGGCGGTGATTCCGGCCTTGGACGAGTCGGCGGCCGCAGGTGCCAGGGAGAAACCCGCACCAACCAGGGCTCCCTGGGGGACACCGGAGCGCTGCATGCGGCGGACGAACTGACCTTCGTTTTCCTCGCGCTTGGAAATCTCGCGCTGGTAGCGCAGGTACGTCGTCATGTCCTCTTTGGAGACGCTCGCGGCTTTGCCGGCGCGGAGTTTCGCCGTCACATCCTCCACAGTCTTTTCCTGCCCCTTGGTCAACTCGACGTTGCCGTGGAAGAGATGGCCGAGAAACTTCTGCAGCGCGTCGTCGAGGCCGGTCAACTCGCCGATGGCGCGGCCGATGTTCCAGCCGAGGAGGAAGGTGCCACCAATCGCGGCGATCTCCCCCATGAGCCCGACGACGCCGGTGAGGCCGCCCTTGAGGCCGAGCATGGAGAGTTGCTGGGCCTGGACGGTCCCGGTGGTCGTGGCGGTAAGACTGGCGGCGAGCCTCTGGTTCAGATTGTAAAGCTGCAGGGCCGAGACAGCGGTCATGACCGGCCCGGCGACCTTGCCCAACTCCGCGGATAGACCCACGACCGCGACGAAGCCGGACATCAGCCGGTCCAGCCCCTGCGACTTGCCGGCGGTTAGGAGCGCTCCACCGAGGGCCTTGTCGAAAGCTTTGACGACCGGGAGAGCGCCGGTGCCGAGCATCTCTTTGAACTCGTGGACCCGGCCGGTGAGACGCTTTTGGACGCCGTCCCAGGTGCCCATCTGGTCTTCGGCCTGGCGCTCGACCGCGGTGAGGTCTTTGCCGGCGGCGGACATGCGATCCGTCGCTCCGCTGAGCTTGTCCATGTTGTTGAGGAGGAACTGGACAGATTCATCCGAAGCCTCGAAAACCCCGTGCAGGAGCGCAAGCTGGTCATTGGCATCGGTGACACCGAGGGTAGCGAAGCGCTTCTTGAGGTCCCCCAGGAAATCCAGGATGTCGCCGGTCTTGGCAGCGGTCGGGTACATGGCAGCAAAACCCTCTGGGGAGCTGAGCCGCATTTCGGACATCTTGCCGAAGAGGTCCATGAGCCCCGCCGCGTATCGCGGGCCAGCGCCAGAAGCGCCGAGCATGGCGATCAGGCCGAGGACGGTTTCTAGAGACTGGCCCGCGCCGGCAGCCTTAATGGCAAACGTCCCGAGGATGGTGCCGAGTTCGCCGGCGTCACCGCCGGAGGATTTGAGCGCGGACGAGACTTCGGAAGCGATGAGGCGGAATTTGTCCTGGTCGGTGCTGACGCTGGTGATAGTCTTGCCAAACTGCTTGTAGAGAGTCGTGATGATGTCAGTGGACGTGGCTAGGTCCATCTGGCGCGCGGTGGAGAGAGTCGCGGCTACCTGGACGACGCCGAGGCCTTTGGCGTAGTCGTCAAGGCGGCCGCCGGCCTGGCCGAGCGCGGCTGAGGTCTGTTCACTGGCGATGCCCCAGGTGGTCTGGATTCCGGAGAAGACGCGGGCGAGTTGGTCCCGAGTAAGGCCGCCCCGGCCGCCCATCTGGATGAAGGCTTTGCCGACTGCGGCTTCGGCCGAGCCGGCTTCGCGGACCAGGTCTTCGAAGACGCCGGCGACTTTGTAGCTCGCGGCCGTGACGCCGAGGCCGATGACGCCGACACGCTGCCATTTGGCCAGCGACTGCGAGAAGGCGTCGGCCTGGACCTGGCTGACTTTGCCGAGCTGGGTGATGTCGCGCTGGGCTTTGGCCAGGACGCCGGAGTAGAGGTCTTTGGCCATCAAGACCACGCCGACGGTGAAGGCGGTGTTCATCATGAGGACACTCCGAAAGAGTGAAGAGTGAAGAGTGAAGAGTGAAAGGCGGAATCGGACGGATCAGTCGGATAGGACATATCGGCCTTGTCGGCGTGCGCGCGGCCGCGCGCGCACGCAGGAACGGAGGCGCGAGGGGCTGCAGGTGCTGGCTGCAGGCGGGCGCTCGCGCCTCCGCGGGTGAGCCCGGGCGGAGGCGTGTGCCCGGGGTTGGGGGAACGCAGTCCCTGGTAAGAGGGAGAGGAAGGAGGAATGAGGACTGAGGAATGAGGACTGAGAAAGGACTGACCTCCGGTCTCCATTCTCCGTCCTCTATCTTCCATCTTCAGTCCTCCGCCTTCAGCTCGGGGTGGTGTTCGAGGACGACTTCGAGGACCGTCTGCCGCGCGGAGGCGGGCAGCGCGAGGAGCTCGCGGAGTGTCATGCCGGCTAGCTCTGCGAGCTTGGTGAGGGCGAGCCGGTCGCTGAGAAATCCCGAAGCCCGGTCAGCTCTTCGCCACTGAGAATGTTCTCGTCGGTGAAGATGATGAAGAGGCAGGCGAGGGATTTGGAGGTCAGGGAGAAGAGGTCCTCGAAACCGGAGTAGGAATCGGTTTTGGGGACAGTCCCCGGAGGACCTTGGGACAGTCCCCCTCCGAGGCGCGCGACGCAGCGGGCGAGCTCGTCCCATTTGCGGTAGAGGTCGGCTTCGCGCGCGGGTTTGCCGATGAAGGCGCGCTGGGCCGCGAATTCTTCGAGGCCGGTGCACTGGTGCATGGTAGCCGTGGCACCGCAGGGGAGGCGGAAGGAGACGACGCGGAGAGGACTGAGGACGGAGGATGGAGGACTGAGGACTGAGACAGAGGAACGAAGGGCGGCGACTTCGGCGGCGGTCGGGAGGTTGATGCGGTTCCAAAGGATGGGGAGGGACTGGCGGTCTTTGGAGGGGAGGGACAACAGGGACTCGTAGCCATCGGTTTTGGGGACAGTCCCCGGAGAACCCTGGGACAGTCCCCCTCCGGAGAGGGAGAGGACGTTCGAGGCGATGAGCTCGAATTGCTGGTGTTCCAGCTCTTCGGGTTTGGCGCCGCAACGGCGGAAGGCGGCGAGCTCGTCGGAGCCGGTGGATTCGCGCAGCACGATCTTACGACCACTGGGAAGGGTGAAGGGGAATTCTTTCACGATAGCCTCCTGAAGGAAAGGGACATAAGGGACATGAGCGGCATAAGGGCGTGCGCGCGCCGAGCGCGCACGCGGGAAGAACGAGATTCCTCGGACGAGCCTCGGAATGACAGACCCTCACCCCCACCCTCTCCCGCAAGGAGCGGGAGAGGGAGAAGGGAGAGAGCGCGGGCGGGCATTAGACGATTTCGAGGTCTTCGCAGACGAAGGTGAGGTCTTCTTTTACCGGCTGGCCGCGCTGCCAGCCGACGTCGAGGTTGGTGATGAGAACCTCTTTGCAGACGTAGACGACGGTGGGGTCTTCGTTGAGGACGTGAGAGAAGAGCAACATCAGGCGCGGGGGGTCGCTCGTGCCGGCGTGCATCTGGTTCCAGATGAGCGCGGCGAGGCGAGCGTCGAAGACGCCGCGACTCAGGCTGCCTGAGTAGTCGTAGCCTTCGACGAGATGGATGGTCGTGCCGTCGGTCGGCTTGTACGCGATCTCGTCCATCTTGTGCGTGACTTTGCCGGATTCCCATTTGCCGCAGTCGACCGGACCGTTGGGACCGACGACCTGGGCGATGACCTGGCGGGAGACGATTGGTCTTTTTGCCATTGTTGCTCCTTATGCGGCCGCCGTGACTACCACGGCGTCGGGTCCGACTTCGAGCTGCCAGCGGAGTTCGTCGCGCACCTGGTACAGGCGCACCTTGACGAGGAAGACTTCCTTGCGCGCGCTGCGGTAGGCGGCGGAATCCACCTTGACAACGCTGAAGCCTTCGATGCGGCCCGCGTCGAGGAGGCCGGCGAGGAAGGCAGAGGCGAGCGCGGAAACCGCTTTCGTCTCGTTGGGCTTGATCTGGCCGCCGACGGCCCAGCCGCTGGAGTTCCGCAGGCTCTCGCCGATGTAGAACTGCATCCTCGTGCGGAAGACCTGCTGGGTGTTGGGGTTGGAGCTGAGGTTGATGCCGTTGCGGAGGCGGATGCCGCGGTTGTCGAAGTAGTAGAGCGGGGTGACTTTGTGGTCCTGGAGGTCGAGAAGCTCCGCCTCAGTCAGCGCGCGCTCGGGCGAGAGTAGGTTCTCGGGCTTCTTGTTGCAGGGCGAGACCTCGGGGAGGAGACCGGCGACCAGGCCGGCGACGCCGGCAGCCGGACGCCGGCAGCGGTTGACGCCGAGGATGGGGTCGTACATCGACTGCCACGGGTACGGCAGGAAGGCGAACTCTTCGTCGTAGGCGTCGGTGATGACTTTGACCGCCGTCGTGGTGATGCCGATGGGCGGGTTCAGGATGGCGATGCGGTTGTCCATCTTGTTGCAGTGGGCGATGAGCGCGGCGCGGACCGGAGAGGTGTCGGTGTCGGCGATGACGAGGTTGATGTTCGAGTCTTTCTCGAAGGCCTCGATGGCGCCGGCGCCGACGTACTCGGGCTCGAGACCGCCGGCCAGGTCGTGGTTGCCGGTGGCGGGCGCGTGGGTCGGCCAGGTGACGTGGGTCGGAGCCGAGTCCACGGCCACGACGAGCGTGCTCGCGGCGTTGATGATGGTGGGGAAGTACCTCGCGGCCGTGGTGTCGATGCTGAGGTTGTCCCACTCTTCGACGAAGGTCTTGCCGACGATGGCGCCGGTGACGTCGTCCCACTCGGTGTAGCCGAGGGTGACGGTGAGTTTGAAGGTTTCGGTCTGGGTGCCGGCGGCGATGACGGCGCGGATACCGACGACGGGCGGGCCGGCCGCGTAGTTGTTCTGCGTGCCGCAGATGAGCGCGGTCAAACTCATCTTGGCCGCCGGGGTCGGAGTGGCGCGGTCGACAATCGCGATGGTGGCGTCGGTGTCGTCGATGCGCACGATCACGACCGCGGGCGCGTGGGAGTCGAAGGCATCGCCGACGTCGTACATAGCCGAGCCGGGGATGGCAGGGCCGAACAGGCTCACGGCCTGCTCTTTTGTGCCGCAGCGGATCGGCACGCCGATGTCACCGATCTTGAATCGGCCGATGAGGCCGACCGTGCCGGTGCCGGCAGGGTTGGCCGGTGCGCCGGAAGGCGGAATGGTTTCGAGAACTACGCCGGGAAGCGGCATTTAGGCCTCCTTCTTGGTTGACTTGCGGGGTTCGCTCGGGACACGATCCGAAACGTCGGACGTTTCGGTCATGTCCCTCACGAGGTAGCCGGCGACCAGGGCCGCTTTGATGGCCGGGTGGTCGGCCGGGACCTCGCCGACGTGGGCGACCGTGTGGTAGCCCTTCTCGTCGTGCCAGGTGAATTCGGGGATCTTGACTCGGACTTTCATTTGGTTTCCTCCTGCAGGAAGGGAATGGGACCTATAGGACTTATGGGACGTATGGCGCGCGCGCGGCCGCGCGCACGCAGGACGGTTGCGAGGGTGAAAAAGGGTACAGTCCCCCGGAGCGCGAGGACGCGCGGGACAGTCCCCTTTTTCACGATTCGACCTCGGGGCTGATGGCGAGTTGCCATTCGAGGGTGGTCTTGTCGACGATGATGGCTAGCTCGAGGTCGCCGCTTAAGGGGATCGAGATGATGCGCTCGATTACTCGCTCGTCTTGGGGGCCGGGATCGCTGTCTTCGACTTCCAGGAGACCCGTGGACCAGTTCGGAATGGGATCGACCAAGGGGACAGTCCCCTCTGATTGATCCGGACCCTGGGGACAGTCCCCTTGGTCGAGGAGCAGAAGGCCGGGGGAATCGGCGAGGCGGGAGGCGAGGGAGCAGAACTCCGGGAGGGTGTTGACGCGGGCGAGGATGCTGGCGAGTTTGAATTCGTTTTGCTCGAGGCGCGTGACCGCGGTGTCGAAGAGGTGAAGGACGAAGATGACTTTGCACTCGGCGAGAGACCAGGTTTGTTTGACCTTGTTATCAGGCAGGTCGTCCTCGGAGTCGGGAGCGCCGCTGGAAATCCAGTCGAGGTAGGAGCGCTTGGCGACTTTGATGCTGGCGGCCGGGATGCCCTGGGCACGGTACCAGCGCGGGTCGGGGACGCCGATGACGACGGGATGGGCGAGGAGCTTTTCGAGGGCGCGGGCAAGGTGACGCTCGACGAGGTCAAGCATGATGATTCAGTTTGCAGTTTGCAGTTTGCAGTTTGCAGTCGGCGTGCGCGCGCAGAGCGCGCACGCAGGAAAGGAACACGGACACACCACGGACGATCCAGCACTGACACGGACTCATGAACCGGACCCCTGAAGCGCGCGAATCATCGCGGCTCGCATCTGGTCGATGTTTTCGCGCACGGCGGGGACTAGGAAGGCGCGCTGGGGGATCGTGATATGCGTCGTGCTCGGCTTGAGGTGGATGCCGATGCTGTGGAGGTAGCCGCGCATTTTGGGGGTGACTTTGATGTGGGCGCCGAGCTCGTGAGACGGGGCATAGACCAGGCTGCAGCCGATGACGGCGATGGTCGGCTCGATCTCTTCGTGGATGTCGCGCATCAGGCGGCCGGTGTCGAGGAGCGGGGTGCGGTTGCGCGAGCGGGAGTCTTCGGTTCTCCCCTGCTTGCCGACTTTGCGGCCGCGGGAGAGCTTGGAGGTGCGGTGAGCCAGGGAGATGGGTTTCAGGGCCGGCCAGTCGGCGCGGCCGTGGTTGATGTTTTCTTTGGCGGCTTTGGAGACGATGAGGGCGCAATCCTTGAGGCCGTTGGCCTGGCGGGTGCCGAGGTCCTTGGTCAGGGCGGCAAGGCCGGCGGCGGCTGCGGGAAAACCGAAGGTGGAACCGGTCACAAGGCGGACCTCAGAAGCGCGATGGGGAGGACGAGCCACCCACTCACACAAATAGCGGTTTCAAGCCACAACGCCCCCGGCCAGTCCCGGCGGGAACCCCAAAGCCTCTGTGCAATCGGGTCTACCAGGCGCCGGTGTGGCGACCACGGCCTCCACGCGGGCCAGAGCAACCGCGCCCCCCACTCCAGGTCAAATAGCCCCGCCGCCGCGATGTAGAGGATCGCCCACGGATGCAGCCAAGTGAACCATACGGCCAACCCGATACCGAGCACGTTCGCGGCTATGACGGCCCGTTTCTCCGGTGTGTCGCCGTTCCAGACCGTGCTGGCCCACGTCGAACCCTGTACTTCGTCATCGGTCGGATGCCAGCCGCTTAGCGAATCTACCGCGACGTGAGAGAACACGGCAGCGGCCAACTTGACCGGCCACGGGCCGGGGCAGTAGGCAAAAGCCAAGATACCGGCGGAGGCGTGTGCGGCGGGTGTCACTTTATCGCCTTGCCCCCGTAGGTGACGACGCAAATCGCCACCAGGACGCAAATCAGAATTGCGAGAAAGCCGTAGAGCGGCAGCATCCCCTGCAGGTGCAGGATTCGCTCACCTACGAGGCTGCCGACTATCAGAATCGCCGTCAATATCAAAGCGGTCATGCCACTGAATTTGCTCATGCGTCTTCCTTGTCCTGTTTCTTGGCCGGCCCGATAACTACCACGTCGATATCCTGACCTTTGAGGTCGATGAAGATTCGCTGCCGAATAGGCGTATCGTCGGGTGTCATGTCATTCTCCTTTCATCTCCGTCTTGTCCGACCGCCGGAAGTTGACGCTTACGCAGCAACTCCGCTCGCCGGTCCGGCCCGTTACCGTCCTGATTATGCCGAGAATCCGGTCCGTCAGCGCACGGGAGTCGCAGCCGGGAGCCAGTACACCCTCGACGCGCAACCAACGTCGTTCCCTGCCTGTGCCATGCCCGACGTGGGCGACGACGCCGGCGGCCTTGAACGCCTCCTTAACCGCGCGAGTCTCCTCGTGAATGGCGTTGTACATCATATTTCCACCGCGCCGCAGGGACGATAGCCCCCTTTGAGGTTTATCAGGTGCGCTACCACCCAGCACACGCCCTCGGTATCCTTCTCGGTCGTGTATAGCCTCGGCGCCTGAAGCCGGACCGGGGTGTCGATGTACTTCGCTTTGACGGCCCGGGTGTAATAGGCGAAACTCAATTCGTTCCAGAACGAGCGGTGCGTCGGGTCCGAAAACGCGCCGCGCCCGTCGGCCGACGGGACCTGGCAGAACAGCCACCCGCCCGGCGCGAGGACGCGGGAGACCTCCTGCATAGTGTGCAGCGGGTCCTTCAGATGTTCGAACACATCGAAGGCGCGGATCACGCCGACCGACGAAGCCAAGAACGGCCATTCGCCGTTGAGATCGCAGAGTATACCCGCGTCCTTCAGGTCCACCGCCTCGTATCCGGGCTTGGCGGCCATGCGGCCGCCGAGTTCGACCCGGCGCAGGCCGTTCATGGTCGACCAGCGCTCGGCCAACGCCTCGATGTACTGGTCGTAGATGCGATAGACGTTCTGTTGAATCTCTGCATTGTACCGGAGCCAACTGTTCTGCCCGTGCACCCGGTAGACGTAGAGGCCCTTGTCGATGTGTTTGAACTTCGTCGCCTGATAGAGCCGGCACATCAGGTCCAGGTCGTCCAAAATGCGCATTTCCCAACTGTACCCGCCGACTTTCTGGTACACGTCGCGGCGGAATGCACGAAGGTGATTCGGAGCGTACCAGATTCGACTCACCGATTCCGGGCTCGGCTCGAAGGAGATGTGCTCGTCCAGTTGGTGTCCCTGGAACATGACCTCCCGAAACTTCCAGCCCCAGCACTCGTCGAAGCGCCGAACCGGCTGGAGATCGCCGGTCGCGTGTATCGTGTTGGAGTAGACGAACCCTACCGCCGGGTCGTCGAAAGCAGCGGCGACCTCTGCCAGGGCATCAGGGGTCAGCAGATCGTCGTGGTCCAGCTCGAGGAGAACGTCGCCGGTCGCCCGCTCACAGGCGTAGGCTTTGAGCGGCCCCACCCACTTCGGAGCGTTCGACCACACGAATGACTTGACCCGGGGGTCGCCGAAATCAATGACCTGAGCGCCGTTATTGTAGATGATGACCCATTCGTGGAAGTTCTGGCCCTTGATTGATTCGTAGGCTTCCCGCAGGAAGCGGGAATCGTGGGTCGGAGTGAAGATGCTGATGCTGATCTTCACGCGACCTTCACAATCCAGACCGACGAACCGGCCCGGATATACAGGTTCTGGCTGGACACCTTCAGGGCCTGAATGGAGAAATTGCCGGTGGTCGAGACTATAATGAAACCGGAAATCCGAACGCAACACTCGTCAGTGGAAATCTTGCAATAGTCGGCGACGGCCGCGGTGGCCTTGGCCGTGATCCGCGCCGTTCGCATCAGGATGGCAGACTGGTTGCCCATGACATTGCAGTCAAGGGTGGTGACGGTGCCGGTGTACTGGACGCCGAACTGGGCGCCGTTGGTGCCGGTGGAGGCCGTGCACTCGATCAGCGCCTCGAAGATATAGGTTCCCGCCGCCGCAATCGCGATGACCAGCCCGCCGATATTGACTAGCGTCTGCGACGTAACGGTCTGTTGCGCGCCCTGATAGCCGGTGGTGATTGTGCCGCCGGCGGTGCCCTGGGTTCCCTGGTCGCCCTGCGGCCCTTGGACCGAGGTCCCCTGGTTGCCCTGGTTTCCCTGCGGGCCCTCGACCGAGGCACCCTGGTTGCCTTGCGGACCGGCGACGCTGGATTGGTTCCCCTGGTTGCCCTGCGGCCCTTGGACCGAAGCCCCCTGATCCCCCTGCGGGCCGGGGACGGTCGAAGGTTCACCTTGCGGCCCTTGGACCGAGGTCCCCTGGTTGCCCTGCGGCCCCTGGACGGAAGCGCCCTGGTTGCCCTGGGGGCCGGGGACGGTCGAGGGATCGCCCTGATACCCCTGGTTGCCCTGCGGGCCCTGCACGGAAGCGCCCTGGTTGCCCTGGGGGCCGGGGACGGTCGAGGGTTCGCCTTGCGGGCCCTGGACCGAGGATCCTTGATTTCCCTGCGGGCCTTGGACGGAAGCCCCTTGATCCCCCTGCGGCCCTTGGACCGAGGCGCCCTGGTTGCCCTGCGGGCCCTCGACCGAGGCACCCTGGTTGCCTTGCGGACCGGCGACGCTGGATTGGTTCCCCTGGTTGCCCTGCGGCCCCTGGACGGAAGCGCCCTGGTTGCCCTGGGGGCCAGGGACGGCCGAAGGTTCACCTTGCGGGCCCTGGACCGAGGTACCCTGATCGCCTTGCGGCCCTTGGACTGAGGTCCCTTGATTGCCTTGCGGCCCCTGCACGGACGCACCTTGGTTCCCCTGGGGGCCGGGGATGGTCGAAGGTTCACCTTGCGGGCCCTGGACCGAGGTACCCTGATTGCCTTGCGGCCCCTGGACCGAGGTACCCTGATTGCCCTGCGGCCCGGCGACGCTGGATTGGTTCCCCTGGTTGCCCTGCGGCCCCTGGACGGAAGCGCCCTGGTTGCCCTGGTTGCCCTGGGGGCCGGGGGCGGTCGAGGGGTCGCCCTGCGGGCCTTGAACCGAATCGCCTTGCGGGCCGGGAACGGTCGATGGGTCGCCCTGGTCCCCTTGCGGGCCTTGGGGCCCCTGGGTGCCACCGCCGCCGCCGGAGCCGACCAGGTACGGGAGGTCGTTCCAGCGGCGGATGCCGTCGCCGATTTTGAGCTTCAGCGTGTCGACCTCGACCCCCGATTCGCCCTGCACGAGAACAGGATTGATCGAGATCCAACTCGCCGCCAATCCTCTACGAAGTTGAATTTTGACTGCCATTACGGCCCTCCGCCATCCAACGGAGCGCCGTCCGAGCCAGGCCCGCCACCGTCGAGGATGCCGGCGGCGGCCTCGCGGGGACCGAACGCACCCTGCATGGGGAACCCGGGAATCAGGGCTATCGGAGCGGCGAGGAAGCCGCGGAGGGGCGGCTCTTTCAGCCAGAGAATCCGGAAGCGGCCACCGCGAATGATCAGGAGGTCCGTCTCGAGGAGGTCGGAGCCGGCAGGGACGTGGATGAGGGCGTCGGCGTCTTCGAGCGGGCCGTAGGCGCTCTGGATACGCTTGGTCGTCGTATCCCAGAAAATCTTGGCCGTGAGCTGGAGGTCGTCGTGGACCGGCTCGGGAGCTCCGGGAACAAGCTCCCGGAAATCGGAATCGTAGCCCTCGGGCAAGGGGTCGCGACGGTAGCGGCGACGGAGGATGGTCTCGCCGGTGGCGGCGATGAGCGAGGCGGAGGTGGAGCGGATGGCGGCGAGGTCGGCGGCAGTCAAAGGCATAGTTTGCAGTTTGCAGTTTGCAGTTTGCAGGGGCGGGAATCCGAAGTCGGACCGATCTGACCGATAGGACCGATCGGACGCGGCGCGAGGGCGCGGAGGGAGGCCATGATGGGCCGCAGAACGCACCAGACCCGTTTAACTTCGTTTAACTTTTCGGGCAGGCCCGTTGACCCTTGCCGGGCGGCTCGACCGCGTGGCGGGGCTGCTGGCGAGGAAAACGATGAGCGATGAGCGATGAGCGATGAATGAGAAGCGGAATCGGTCGGATTGGTCGGATAGGACGTATCGGTCATGCTCAGAGGCGAAGCGAAATTCCCAGGTAAAGGGCAGGCGTGAGGGGCACGGGGAGCGGAGTGAACTTGTCGACGCGCCAGAGACAGACCGCGTCGGCAGATAGATTGCCCAGGAGACGGCAGTCCAGGCCCGCACCCGGACCTTTACTGGTTACGTAACCGGCCAAACCGAAGCGGCCGACTTCGACCGGGCGAATCTTCAGGCCGAAGGCGAAACTCGCTGACGGCTTACGGCTGACGGCTAACGGCTCGAATAGGACGGAGAGGTGAAGGGAAGGGCGGAAGCGGATTAGAGAACGATGAACGATGAACGATGAGCGATGAGCGGAACCGGAATCGGAGAAATGCGGGACCAGGTCCGGAGTGACGCGGATGTGAGTGGTCTCCGTCGAGGGCAGTACGGTGATGTCGAGGTAGTCGTCGGCGGGGCCGAAGAGGGAAGTTTGCAGTTTGCAGTTTGCAGTTTGCAGGGAGGGAGCGGACGGGATTGACGGCCAGGAGAAGGAGGGGCCGGAGATGCCCAGCCAACTGCCGAGGGTGGGGCGCTTGCACTGAGGACGGCAGAGGGAAATCAGGCAAGCGACCGAAAGGACACAAATGACCAAAGCGACTACGGCCTGACGGGTCTTGGACATGCTAGACCTCCACTGGGGTTGGGTCGGCGCCGAAGGTGCCGACGTCGGGGAGCGCGGCGCCGGATTCGCGGATGGTCTCGGGGAGACTGGCCCAGGTCGAGTCAAAGAGCGCACGCCATTGAGCGGCTTCGGCGGTCTTATCCACGCTCTCGTCGGCCTGGCTGTACTTGAGGTTGGCGGCACTCTCGGCGGCGAGACGACGGTAGACCAGGGCCATTGCCAGGGTGAGGATGACCTCGGACTGATCAGACTGATCGGACGCATCGGTCAGGAAGGCGGCAAGGTCGGTGTCGCCGATGCGGGCGGCGGCCACGGGGCCGAGGCGGAGCTTGAGACTGGAGAGGGTGGCGGGCATCAAGAGAGCCTACGGCTTACGGCTGACGGCTTACGGCTTCGGAGTCCGGATGCCGGATTCCTGCCGTTGGCCGTTAGCTGTTGGCTGTTAGCTGTCATTAGTGGGCGTTGTGGACCCAGGCGGTGTCGGTAGTCGTGCCGTTCAGGACGACGAAGCCGGTGCTGTCGCCGGTGGTGACGATCCCGAGGACGAGCACCTTATTCACGTCGCTGCCGACCTTGATGCCGCCGGTGAGAGTTGACAGACCGGCGACATTCAAGAGCTTAGCGATGACCGGCGCGTCGAACTGGTAGACCTGAGAGAACACCGCGGCCACAGCTACGATGGCCAGGATGAGGACGACGGAGAGAAGGGATTTCATGGAACCTCCATGCGGCCGTTGGCCGCAATGACGAATGACGAATTACTAATTCCTAGTGACGGGCACGGACGGGCACGGACAGGAGCCACGGACGAACACTGACCCTCACCCCTTCCCTCCCCGGTTTGCCAGGGAGGGAGGAGGGTGAGGCGCTCGGTCATTCGGACTAACCCGTTACTGCGAGCTTGACGCCCTGCTTGAGGGACGCCGCGGTTTCGATGCGGCCGGTGGTCGCGCTGAGACCCTTGGTGGCCATGATCTCGAAGTTGCCACGGAAGTCGAACGTGGTGGCGTCGCTGTCGAGGAAGATGTCGCGGGCCTGGTCCATGACGAGGGCCTGGCGGTCCTGCCACCACATGGCCTCGCCGGGGACGACCAGGAGCGGAGCCTGGGCCGCGGTCCAATACTGGGTGCTGATGGTGTTGAAGTCGTCGGTGAGCTGGTTGCCGGTGAGGAGGTAGGAGCTGCGGTCGTGCTTGAGCTGGACGAAGAGGTAGGACATCTCCGGGGAGCAGAGCACCGTCGGGGTCATGCCGTCGGTGAGCGTGCCGGCGCGCTTGAGGGCGGCGAAACCCTTGTTCAGGGCCTTGACCCAACTGGTGTCGGCCGCGGTCTCGGTGGTCCAGCTCGCGTCGCTGAGGGCCTTGTACGCGAGGTAGGCCTGGTAGCGAAGACCGTCGCGGCGGCCGGCTTCGAGGACGTTGTTGATGGTCCAGACCTTGTTGTCGTCGAGCCAGTCGCGGAAGATGCTGACGGCCGCGCCGTACTTGAGGTTGGGCACGAACGCCTTGTCGTCGTTGATGATGGCGAACTCGGGCTTGTCACCGAGCTTGATCTTCTTGTACAGGAAGATCGCGGCCGCGCCTTCGTAGGTCTCGCCGTCGCTCGTCGACGGCCGGCGCGAGAAGATGTTCTTCCATTGCTGGTCGACGCCCGGGATGGGAATCCAGTAGACCAGCGGGGCGGCCTGGTTGGCTTCGCCGCCGGCAGCCGCGCCGCCGACGTCGCCGGGCGAGATGGCGGCCGAGATGTAGCCCCTGGTCTCACCGCGGCCGTGGAAGCCCTCGGCTGCGTTGAAGAGCGGCGGACGGATGGCCTCGCCCTGGGCCGAGTAGAGACCCTGGGAGAGGTAGCGGCGCAAGGCCGCATGGGCTTCCGCGCGCTTCGTGGGGTCGGCCAGGAAGGCGCGGAGGTCGCCCTTGTTCGGGAATTCGCGAATGTCGAAGATCATCTGGGGTTACCTCACTTTGCCTGGAGCAGCGCCTGATAGTAGTAGCTGAACGCCGAATCAGCGGCGACAGTACTCGTCACAATGATGCTCGAGTCGTTTAGGGGCTTCGCACTGAGGACGCCGCTGGTGGTCCGGCCGCTGACGAAGATCTCGCAGTAGTAGTTCGTGCTGTCCACGAACTTGCGCGCCGAGGACCAGACCAGCGTGTCGGCGACGTGGGTCAGCAGAAAGCGGCTGTGGCCGAAGTAGATGACGGTCGACTTCGGCAGGTTGACCTTGGCCGGGGTGACCGCGGTGACGGCCACCGCGAGGGTCACGAGGACAAGGAGGAAGCTGAAAAGCTGAAAGGCTGAAAAGCGTTTCATGGATGCTCCTGGTTAGTTCTTCTCGGGCGTGAACTCGAAGACGCAGAAGTCGTCGTTGGCCGTCGTGGGGCCGATGGCCTCGGCGACGCACGGACCGTTGTCGCGCGCCTTCAGGGTGAAGTTCTTGGTGGTTCCGTTCACCACGGCTTCGAGTTCCTGGCGGTCGTTCCAGGTGTTGGCCTTGGTGGTCTTGGCGCACTCGAAGACGCCACGGCAGCTCATCATCTGCGCCGTGGAGATGAGCGCCGTGTCGACGATGCGGCCATAGCGGCCGCCCTCGAGGCACATGTCGCCGGCCGCGTGGGCGACCGCGACCGTGACTTCGTAGTTCTGGGTCGGGAAGGATTGGACTTCGCGGTTCTGCATTATTTCTCCTTGTGAGCGGGATAGGACCGATCGGACGGATAGGACATATCGGACCTATCGCGGAAGCTCACTAGAAATTCAGGCCTTTCGCGGGCTTGCCGGTGGCCGGGTCCGATGCGCCGGGGATGGCAGGCATCGGCTTGATGAGCGGCTTGATGCGCTCCTGGACGCCGGGCCAGTTGGCGTCGAGCTCGGCCACGGTCTGGCCGGTCAGGAGGCCGTCCGCGACGTTGCGGAGCGCGTCGTCCTTCACGGCCGAGAGGAGCGTCGTCCGCTTCTCGGTGAGCTGGGCCGTGAGGGTGGCCTGCTCGAAGCCCGCGACCTGCGTCTTGAGCTTCTTGTTCTCGTCCTCGAGGGCCGTGAGCTTCTCGCTCCCGGCCTGCGCGCTGAGGAGGGAGCTGACCAGGTCCGGACGGCCGTCCTGCAGCTCCTTCAGCGTCAGGGCGGCGATTACCGCCACCCGGTCTGCTTCGGTCATGGGTTCCTCCTTGGAGGGGGTTAGGGGATTCTGCGCAGAAACGATTTGCGTTGGGCCGGCGCCGGGGACCGCAGGGCGACCGGTTTCGACCCAGTCGATGGACAGTAGCCTGGCGCTGCCGGGCTTGGGGACCCAGTCGTCGCCGGCACGGATGAAGGCGCTCGGGCCTTCGATGCTCCAGGCGGGCGGGAGGTTGACGGCGAGGCCGTTGCGCACCTCGGCAATCATCTCGACCTGGCTCGCGGGAATCCAGGCTTTGCCCCAGAGTTCGTTGCCGTCCGCGGTGAGCGCGGCGGCGAGCATGTAGCTCGTGTTCGCGCGGCGAGCGTGAGCGCTGCGCTGCGGGTCGAGGTGCTCGGGATGCTGGACGACCGGCACCTGTCCGGAGAGGTCGGCAAGGAATCCTCTAGTGAAGAGCACCTCTACGCGCTCGGGCTTGCCGCTCTTCCCTGCCATCATCACCGGCAACCGGGTCCCGGCCTTGGCGATCATGCCCGAGACCAGGAAGGGCTCGGGGTCTACGATCTTGACCCGGGCGAGGAGGTCGGCGGGAATCTGGACGTCGACCGGAGGGTTGGCAGAGAGAGCGCCCTGGGCGGAGAAGACACCGGAGAGTTCGGAATAGGTCGGATTGGTCGGATCTGGCATATCGGACCTATACCGAGCTGATGCCGGTGAGGTAGACGAATTCGGTGGCGGGAGGCGTGAGGTAG